AATCAGTATTGCAAGAATTTCAGCTAATGCAGCTCCACCACAAAATGGTGGTCTTGGAGTTCTTGCTAATCAGATATCCAATATTGGTAACAACCTGCTATCCAATCCATCCGATACTTTGGGTGCCGGATATAACCAACTAAAAAACGGTCTGAGTAACATCACACAAGCTACCGGATTCGGACTTGAGCAGGCTTTGGATAAAGCGGTTGCATTGATCAATAGAACTCCTGGTGATCCATCAAGTGGTAAAGAGCGCGATTTAACCAGTCGTGAGCATTCCAATCTCCGGGGATTAACAACCCAGATTCAAGGTTCGGTTCACTTGTACTTTCCCGGTAATTTCCATGTATCATATGGCATGGATTACCAAGACACGGACATGGTTCAAGTAGCCAATATTGCAACCATCGTCGGCAAGGACGGCCCGGGTCACAGAGAAGCTCTCCAAGAAATTATTGAACAATACGGACTTTCACGAATGAGCAGTTTAGCCGGCGGTGCCGCATCCGAATATGGAATTAATGGATTAGCTGACTCACTAAACAATGCCTTCTCGGCAGTAAACCGCCGTGTTACCAATCCACAAATGGAACTCCTGTTTAAGCAAGTAAAACCTCGTGAATTTCCATTCAACTTTGTGTTTTATCCCCGGTCGATTAATGAAGATAAAACGATCCGTGAAATCATCCAACTGTTTGCATATAATGCCCATCCTAAAATTACTTCCGCTGGTGGTCGCTTTCTCCAGTATCCATCCGAATTCGATATCAACTTCATGGTGAATACGGCGGGTGGTGCAGTAGAAAACAAGCATATCCGAAGAATTTCCCGATGTGTTCTAACAGCAATTGATATCGACTATTCACCAGAAAAGCAAGCCATGCTCCAGTCGGATGCAACAGGTGCAACGCCGGCGCAAATCAAATTACATCTAGTTTTCCGTGAAGTAAACCATCTGGATGCCTCTTTGGTGAAGCTGGGGTATTAATCCATGGCGAAGTCCTACTTTTCCTATTACCCACAAATTCAGTACCAATTGGATTCATCTGGTCCAAGAACTGTACTGGATATTACTCGGCGCGTTGCATTCAAGGCGGCGCTGAAACAAATTGGTGCATTGTATCTCAACTATTCGATCAAGGATGAAGATACGCCGGAGACCATAGCCTATAAATTGTACCAGAGTGCTCAGTACTACTGGGTGGTACTTCTGTTTAACAATATTCTGGATCCGTACTTGGATTGGCCGCTGAGTACGAACAATTTTACCCAGTACATTACAGCAAAATATCCTGGTCAGGCGCTAATTTTTCCTCACTCCAATTTTATCATATCCGATGTTTGGGTAAGTCCTGCCAGACTTTTTCCAGTTGGATCAATTGTATCGCAAGTCCAAGGTGGTTCAACACTTACGGCAACTGTAAGTTCCTGGGATCCTACTTATGGTGTACTCATTGTCAATAATTTGCTACTTGATGGAACAGCATCAAGCTTAGCATCATTCATTGCCGGAACGGCCGTGACATTGAAAGATGAACTTGGAAATGCCTTCAGTATCATTCCTACAAGGCTGGTCACCAATGCATCCAACGCAATTCATCATTTTGAATTTTTGAATGGTAAAATTCTCGATCCACTTGCAGAAGTGCCATATACGGATGAATTGACTGGATTGCAAGTTCAGCCTACTATACCGAATACGTCGCTTGTGGGTTACTCATCAATCCAAAATACCTATGCGAATAGTGGTAACTTGGACGCAACCATTTTAACCCAAGTATCTCTATATGATTACGAAGATTCTTTGAATGAATCTAAACGTAATATCCAGCTTTTGCGGAGTGACTTTTTAGCACCTGTACTTCAGCAACTTGAGACTATTTTCAACTAATGCCCAACGGTTTTACAAATCCCGAAGAACTTCATACAACAGGTGACCTCCTGTTGGATTCTTTGATTGTGAATACTTCCTCAGGTGCTCAATTTGATTTACTACCCTTTGTAGAAAACATTGATATTTTTGAAGATTTGTACGCGAATGCCATTTCCGGAGCAATTACTCTGGTTGAATCCGCAAACTTGATTCAAAATATTCCACTCCTTGGTCAAGAAACGGTCGATATTTCATTCAAGACGGCCGGGTCGCTCACCAAACTCCAGTATCGTGTATCCGTATACAAAATTTCAGAAAGAATCCAAACCACCGACCGAGGGTTGCTGTACAAGCTGCACTTCACCTCGGTTGAATTCTTGCGGAACTTTACCAATAAGTTCAGTAAAGCGATGACGGGTACTCCCTCGGAATTAGTGGATAAGATATTCCGACTTTATCTCAAAACCCCGGGTGGTCAAAACCTCAATAAAATTGAAGCTTCCTCACCATCTATGAAAATGGTTGTTCCTTTTTGGGAACCACTCAAAACAATCAATTGGTTAGGTGACAGGACACAATCGGCCGTCAATGCAAATCAAGCAGGGTTCCTATTCTTTCAAACAATCAGGAATGGTTACTACTTTGTTTCGCTTGCTGGACTATTAAGTAGTGCTCCAGTAATAGGTTATACGGCATATCCAAAAGGATTCCGTCCACCAACTGATATAGTCGGTAATCGGGATGTGGTGAAAGAGTTCACCAATGCTTATTCCTACAAGATAGATTCCTCTTGTGATCGTCTTGCCCAAATTACAACTGGTACTTTTGGTTCAACCACCGTAGCCTATGATCCGGTTTTCAGGGCATTTTCATCCAAGGTGTACTCTTACAAGAATAGTTTCCAATCAGCTCCACACCTGAATCAAAATCCTATTCTTCCGGCAATTGAAACTTTGTCTAATGGTGCACTTTCTACTTTGCACCGTAGAACCCGCCACTCGTTTGCATTCGATGGTATTTTGGATAATACTCGTAGTCCGGATTATACTTCGGCACGAAACTCCATCATTAAGCAACTACAAGATACGATTATCAGAGTTTCTCTTCCAGGTGATTCCCGCCGACAGGCTGGTGATGTAGTCTACCTAGAAGTGCCGAGCAATCAAGCCATCGCTCCGGACGATGACTGGATCGATAGACGCTTAACAGGAAATTACTTGATCACCGCCATCCACCACAACATTACCAAAATCAATTACTCTATGGATTTAGAAGTCGCCAAAGATTCATTCGTGAGACCGTATCCAACCATCAAGACCATCGGATAACCTATGAATTTTGCAGACTTTACAACCCATATGTCCAGACAATTCAAACCGAGAGTTTCATATCCGGCGCATGAGACTGCTCAGGCTGTTGTAATTACTGGTTGTCCGAAAAACTTTCCAGTCGATCTATTTGAGGGTGTGATCTTTAGTCCGTCGGAAAACAATACTTCCAAAGTAGTACCATTTACGATGTTTGGTGAGACCGCAGGAGAAATCAGATCCTATGTAATGGATCATCTGGTTGAGTACTATGATCCAACAGTTATTCATCTTTGCTACTTGTTTGATACCAATTGGGGACTGTATGGTAGTTCTGATGGTGCGAGTCCGCAATCTTGGTTCCATTTTACACCATCATTTGAGCAATTACCGGAATTCACAAGTATCGTCAATGCCTGGCAAATGCCTGGTGCCATTGATGTTATAATTCCCTGCTTGCCCGGGCATATTATTTCCAATCACGGTAAAACTCCGGGATACAAGATTATTCGAATTCAAGAGCCGGGTACTTTGCTGGCTCCGATTGATGTATTGAACAACTTGTACTCCGCAATTCGGAACTATACCATGAACCAAGACCGGCTAATCGATGAATTGGAAGAGAGAACTTTATAATGGATTGTTGGATTGGTATTGTTGAGGATGTTCTGGACCCACTTAAAATAGGTAGGGTCCGTGTTCGCGTTTTTGGATATCATAGTGAACTAAAGCAAGATATTCAGACAACTGACTTACCATGGGCACTCGTACTCCAAACATCCAATTCAGCATCTATTTCGGGGGTGGGTGCTTCTCCCGGCGGCCTGGTTCCTGGCTCGCAAGTATTAGGACTGTTTCTGGATGGTGAAGACGCCCAGCAACCGGTGGTACTTGGTTCATTTTTCGGCATTCCTCAAAGCTTGGCTAATACTACTCAGGGTTTTGCTGATCCGTCCGGAACATATCCAAAACAAACATATCTCACCCAACCCGACACCAATAAATTAACGGCTTCTGGGCAACCTCATCCTCTCAAGCAAAAGCTTGTAGATAGATCAAAGTCTTTCCAGACAAAAACCGCCGATGGTCGTACTTGGCAAGAACCGGTCAATACAGCAGTATCAATTTATCCAAAAAATCATGTAACCGAATCTGAAGTAGGACATATTACTGAGACGGATGATACTCCCGGTAATGTTCGACTGTTACAATACCATGCAGCTGGAACTTCTGTAGAAGTCCAAAATGATGGCACAAAGGTTTCTCATACTGTAGCCAATGACTACCAAGTTACAGAAGGTAACAGCCAAACATCCATAGAGGGTAATCTGGATGTCACGATTGCCAAGCACTCGACACTTTTAATCAATGATGGATTAGAAGTTCAAATTACTGGTGACGATGCAATAGTATTGCGAGCAACCGGCAATGTGAAGATTACTATTATTGGTGAAACCGACATTTCCATTACAGGAAACACCAACCTAACTATAGTAGGAAATGTGGTGCAAAAAATTAGTGGTGATGAAAGTCATATAGTTGCGGGTAACTTTTTGGTTGCTGCTGGTGGTAATATTGGATTAATTGCTGGTGCCAATGTAACTGTCGAAGGTATCGAAGTTAATGTCAATATCTCCGGAGATGTTACTCAGAAGATCGGTGGTGCTTATTCGGTTGTATCCGGTGGCGTGGCGAGCATCGACGGTTCACAAGTCAAATTGGGATGATCGTATGCCAGGGATGTCTCGTGGAAATTTGGATACGGCTGTAGGAGTAATCCGTCCAGCTTCACCTAGGAAGGTGTTTGTTGAGGGATATCCTGTACTTCTTCCTGGTGATCCGGTTGATCCCCACGGAGAAAGTCCCCATGATGATGCTGTTATGGTTGGATGCTCAAGCAAAGTTTTTGCTGGAAGTCTTGGTGTCGTCCGAGCCGGTGACGCAGCCTCTTGCGGCGACATAGCCACAGGCTCACTCAAGATTATTGCCAACTAGTTCCGGGTGGATACTTAGTTGGATGACCGCCGTATTTCGATATGCCGATTTGGATTTGACTTTTGCCCCGCATCCGGTAACCGGGGATGTGTCCAGGTTATTCGATATCGATGCCGTTAATGACGCAATCCAAAATTTGGTCCAATTTAAGAAGTTTGACAAGCCATATCATCCTGAAATTGATTCACAAGTAACAGACCATCTTGGTGAATTGGCATCTTCATTCACCTCAGCTGAAATCCGTAGTGCAATCATCAATGTTTTAACCAATTATGAACCAAGAGTTTCCATAATTGATGTGCTAGTATCTCCAGACATTGACAATCATCTTTACCAGATCAGCATTAGATATGGTATAAAGAATATTTCCACACCAGTAACTTTAACTTTCCCCTTATACTTGGTCCAATGAAGGGATCCGCCATGCTTTCTGAATCCACGAAAATTAAGATTTTCAATTTGTTGCTAGGATCATTTGTTGGATGTCTAATTATTGGCCTGTGGGCCATTGATCAAAAACAGATTGCTGATATTCGAGAAACGATGGCAATAAATCACGCCACCACAGTTGAATTCCGCGAAAAACAATTACAGGCTTTGAGAAGTGTTGAAGATTATCAAAATGAAACTCGACGATCCCTGGCTATTAATCATGGAGTTAATATTGAAAATCAACAATTACTCCAACTAATAGTCAATAACCAGAAGGCTATGACTAATGCCAAATGATGAAATCCGGTTATTACTTAATCGAGTCCTGGATGAACTGACTAGTATTAGGAATACAGTAAATACGGTACTTATCGATCAAAATGCTATCCGGAGTGAGCAAGTTAAATTGAATGACGTCCAAAGTAAAATTTCGGAACGTCAATCGGACTTACATTCTCGCTTTGAAAAGATGCAGGGTAGAATTGTACCTTTTGAATCCATTATTAAATACTCATGGATTGGTGTGGGCGTAGCAACATCCGCAATTATTGGTGCAATCGCCCTTAACTCTGGTTGGTTTATTTGGGTAGCAATTATTACTGCCGTAAAAACATCTATAGGATTGAAACCATAAATGGTAACAACCAACGCAAATGTTTCACTTGCTGCTTTGGACTTCGATACTATTCGATCCAATTTTATCAATTACTTGAAAGCCCAGCCTCAGTTTTCAGACTATAACTTTGCTGGATCCAATCTTTCGGTATTACTTGATCTGTTGGCATATGATTCCCACTATAAAGTGTGGTATCTCAATCAAGTTGCAAATGAATCTAGTATTTCCACCGCCATCCTACGAAATTCAATTGTCGCCCGGGCAAAAGACTTGGGATATATTACGCGCTCTTGGCGATCACCAGTAGCGACCGTCACCATTGATGCGGGACTGTATACGAGCCCGGATACAACTCCAGACTCTGGTGCTTTCCCAGGCGGTTGGTTACCCGCATATTCATCGTTCCAAGGTACCGCCGGTTCCAACAGTTACAGCTTTACCAATTTCATTCCATATAAATTCTCCGTAGTTACTGTCAATAGTCAGCAACGATGGCAAGCTCAGGGTGTGGTAATTTACGAAGGTTCGATGGCTACACAGAGTTTTATAGTCAATACACAAGATCCAGACCAAACTTTTGTGGTCAACGATCCTCAAATTGATACCTCCACTTTGTCTGTTCGAGTTAGGAATTCTCTATACGATCCAACAGGATTTGATATTCCGTGGACACTTGCAAGTTCAGTTGTCACTTTAATATCAACTTCACAAGTTTACTTCTTGCATGAAGGAAACGATGGACGGTACGTCCTTGAATTTGGTGATGGAATTCTTAGTGCACCAGTTGAAAATGGTAATATCATCCAAATTTCATATTTGGTGACTAATGGTCCCGCTGCCAATAATCTCGGTGCAGTTCAAACACAAGCCATAATTCCATTTACTTTATTAGTAACACCCACAGATCCATCACTGGTAACATTGGTGACAGCTACTTTGCCGGCAGCCGGTGGTGATGTCAATGAGTCGACAGATTCTATCAAATTCAATGCCCCCAAACTGATCCAATCCCAGGGGCGAGCCGTC